GATAGATATCAAAGATTTAAAACCTTCGGATCTATTTCGAGAAAATCCTTCTTTCTACTGTAAAGAATCAATGTACTACTCTATAAAATTGACTTTTGAAAATATATTCTCTAAAAATAATGTTCTCAACACTACTGATAAATCAATCTTACATTCATTTGAAAGAGTCAGAAAGAAAAAAATGCTTGATAAAGAGTTTTTTTCAGAAACAATGACAGAAAGAGTATACAGTCGATTTTCGTCTCAGTTTTTAAGTAAAAATAAATCACTGAAAGTTAACAGAATTTCGGAAAAAACTGTGAAACAAAGAATGATAGATTCCACACTTGAATATATTAACATTATTTTTGATAAGAAAGAAGATATTAGCCCTGTCTTGATTTTTGAAAGAACTTTTTCTCTGATTGAAGAGAATTCACTCTTTAAAGGAATTCAAATCAGCAAGTTGACTAATCTCTGTGCTTTATCTGAAAAAGAACAACACGAATCAAACAGAGAAATTTATGTTCTCTTCATAGTTACAAAGATACTCACTGTTTTTATTCAATCAGTTTTTTATGTCCTTAATAGTCTTGTTAGAGGAGAAATGGTGGTTAAGCCTACTATTAATAAAATAAATCTGATTAAAGATATAACTAGTGAAATATTTTTAATGCCTTCTAACACTGAAATAATATTTATGAATGGAGACATGGCATCATGGTCAGGAAGAGATATCTATTCAAAGTTTTCTTTTATGACTGATTGCATCAATTCTTTAGGATTTATGGATCATGATGTCTTAAACATGACTAAATTTGCATTTGAAAAGTCTTCCAGAATGAAAATTATTATTCCAGATAAGATAAAGCTTTCAAATAAATTTGACAAAGACAAGTTGATGTTAGATCCTTATTTTGGTAAAAGTTGTCTTGATTACAAAAAATCATGGCCTCAGGGAATTTATCATAATCCTTCTTCCTTTGTGCATGCTTGTGAACAGACTTTAAAAAATCACATACTTAAAATTCATATTAAGAGTCATTTTAAACACAAATATCTTGATCATTCTGATGACAAAAATGAAATTATTAATTTGAATTTATCACATTACAATGATTATGTTAAATTCTCCAATTTTAATTGTGCATTTTTCAGTCTGAAAAGTAG